CTAAATTTATTATCTATAGGAAACCATAGCATATTTACTCAACTTTACTCAACTTTTTTGTTTTTTCTTAACTTTGCGAAGGAAATACATTTCCGTCGCACGTTCATTTTACCGTTATTAGTTGTAGTGAGACGAAAAAAGCTAGTATTTTCAATGTTTGTGCAATTTGCTAAATTCTTATTACACTAAAAAAGCACCCTAACTTCTGTTAAGATGCCTAATCTAGAATTGTAATACTTTTAATATCCGGCTGCTCGGCAATATAGTGTTCATCTATAAAAATAGCTGCTTCCTCATCTTCATCCTCGGATTGCATGTAGTAAGAACAGTAATATTCCCCTGATTCACCATTCATATAAACAATTCTAATTTTATGCCCCTCGGCTCCTCTCATTTCTTCCAGACTTACCATTGCTCCGGCTCCTTTCTAGGTACTATGTGTGTACCTTTCTTTGAATAGTGTATTGAAAAGTATCTTGTTGGCGTTACCTCTCTCGTGGACTTATCAACGACAAAACCTATTATATCTTCACCTAATACAAATTCCTTTTTATTCCAATTTTTATTTGGATTAGTTATCTTTAAATCTCCAGTTCCGTGGTATTCATCAACAAGTTTTTGTGGGTCTACTCCATCAGCTAAATAACTCTTGCCATCATAATTATTATGACCAACTATGTGCTTACCTTGCCTACCCTCCTGAATCTTTTTAATACACTCATCAGATTTTATATATTTCCTTGTTGCTTCAATTTTATCACTTATGGCTTTTTGCATCAAGCTCTTTTTTGTGTTTTGGGTACTTGATTCTCTTACTTTTGTTTTACTTGGGTCATTTTCAGATACTTTTTCTTTTAGCCTATCTAACTTTCTTTTTTCATTGTTGAAGTTAGTTAAATCTGTTGTTCCTGCCACCACTCTTTTTTGACGCCTAATATCTCTTTGTATACGTCTTTGTTTTTGAGTTTCTTTGTAAGCCTCGTCTACTTTGTCGGGGTCAAGCGTTGGGGGTATTGTGCTTATGCCAGGATAAAATGTATTTAGGTTGTGCTGGCAATTAACATGTAATAACCCCTCGTCAACTGCTTCACTTAGTAGCGGATATGGTCCATCTTCCTTATCTCCATCACTGAATATATCATCAATTAAGACTCTGTTTTGCCAAGGCACGCATAAAGGGCATGCGGTTAGATGTTGTGATACCAAAACTGTTGTAACGCCCATCTGTTTTCTTTTAGCACCCTGACCGTGTAAAAAAGCCTTGTGGTTAGATGTCCTTAGGCACATAGTGGCATAATCTGCTATATTTACCCTATTACCATTTTTATACTCTATATTAGATATTCCGGCTCTTAGATAATCACTGGTTGCCTGGTCTATGGCTTGTTCAAGCGTTAAACTGCCATTAGATAAGCCTACCTGGGCCCTAGTTATAATCTGTCTGTATTGGTCATCCTGGTATCTCAAGATAGCTTTTGTCGGGTCTGCTACAGCTTTCTTTGTTTCCTTAATCAAGGCTTTTAGCTTGTCATCATTGATTCTAAAAAACACATTTTCTTTTACTCTACCGGACATTTCAAACTCTTTTAGGGCTTGCTTGACCTCTTCCTTAGTTACTGACTCACTAGGTATTAATTTGTGGGGCTCTACAACAGGCTCTGTTAGTTTTGGTAAAGCTATCCTGATATTATTATCAAGATTTAATTGCTCGGCTTCTATGAGGCTATCAGTGGCTAATTTAACCCCTATATCGTAGGTATTTATCAGTGCTGTCTGTATTACTTTTTCAATTTCAGGCTCATAGGAACTTATAATATCTTGATTCTCTTTCCTAAATCTTTCCATATCTCTAAGTTTGGCAGCCTGCCACTGCTCCCACTTAAAGCCGTGTTTCATTTCCTCTTGCTCGTGTTTGACCAAGTTTCTTTTCATGGATGCGACTAGTTCCAGTTCCATCTTCTGGTAGATGTAGGTTATATCATCCCAGGGCTGGCTATTCGTTTTCAGGTTCTTCTTCCGGCTCCGTTTCAATTGGATCACCACCTAAATCGTGTACATCTTCAGGATCTTCTTCAACAAGGCTTACCCCTCTTAAGGCTTTTATTCTTTCAACCTCTTCTTCTTTCTCTTCAGGAGTTAAGCTATCGCCCCATAACTCATCTACTTGCCTTTCAATACTCATGATATTAGCAGCAGCTGCCTTAGATGTAGTATCCACTCTGTCCTCAAAAGAAGGGCTTGCATATTCACCAAACAACAAAGACACATCATTATCCGGCACAACAACACCTACGCCTTTGTTCTCTATAATTTGTTGTGTGATTAGGGCGGTATTAACCACCTGTGGAATAACTTCCATAAGAGTATCAACTATCTTACCCCTAGTCTTTAGTGTGGTCTTTTCCTTTTCCCTCTGGGCCTCTGCATTGTCCGTCTTTTTTAAGTCAATTCCAAGTGTTGATGGTGATACTATCCCTTGCAGCACTAAGTCTAAAAGGCTAGCATATGTACTGACAAAGGCATCATAATTAATACTTGCTTGTACCTGCTCAATCTTATCTATCTGGCCTTCTTTCATAGGCGTGTCTGTTCTTATAAACTTGTTGTCAAATGAACTTGGTGATAACACTCTACCTGTTTCAGGGTCCTTAGGTAAAAGAGCTTCAGGGATATAAGTTTTTACCTTACCGTCTCTTATGGCTTCTATCCACTGTGAGACTACCTCGTCTAATGCATCTATATTATCGCTTTTACGGTCCAGTATTCCCATCCCTCTGTTTCTATCTTTAGGGGACTTATAAAATCTTAGTGGTACACACAAAAAGAAGTCACCCGACCAGGTAACATCTGTTAAGTCTTTTATTTCCTCAACGGTTGATATTGGCACTTCCTTACCGTGCTCATCTACCAGCCTGTACTCTATGGCGCCCTTTTTATAGGACTCAACAAGCTTATAATTCCTACTGTCTTTTTTGTAGTGACTATAGAATCTATATTCAACAGGTCTACCTCTTTTTACTAATATTTCTAGATCCTCACCCGATACAAATTCTATAATAGGGTAATCCGAAATTTCCTTATCGTAAGAAAATTTAAAAACGCCATCACCAACAATCAATGTATCAGTAATCGCGTCTCTGAATAGTTCACTGTCAAAGTTATTGTCCTTGGCTATTTCTTCCCAGCTATCCAATATCTGGTTTTTTCCATCCTGTAAATCTCCAACCTGTAACCCCTCATAATCACCTAATATTAAATCGGTGATAGAGTCAATAATAGTTGCGTATATTCCACTGTGGAATTTTCTTATGGTACCACTGGCCGGGACAGACGCCCAAAATCTAGCCTTACTTACACTATCTGAGTTAATAGCTGACTTAAAGAATTCTTCTAACTCTGACGGGTCACCTCTATACCAAATTCTATTTTTAATGCAGTTATTATTAAAACTGATTAACTCTGTCAAATTAACTGGTATATCAGTATTATTTTTTATAACATTGATCACTTTATCACCTCTCTCCTATACTAAATTTATATGGAATAAAACCGTACTGGCCGCTATTTATTGTGTGGTCGTTACGGTCTTCTGGCTCGTATTTATCTTCTTTCCAACTATAGATTTCCATTTCTCTTATATGGTGTGGGTTGTGGTCAAGTACATAATAGTATGGGTCTTGGCCATCATCATGGTTTAACCATCCTAACATCAGATGGATACGATCTATTATGGTCATCTTCTTCCATGCATTATTAAATCTATACACAGACGCCTTTGGGTTTCTGCGCCTAAACTTGTTAATTTCGGTCATTGTGGCCTGGTCTGCTGAATCTATAAAGTTATCAGGGCTAAACCCCCACTTAGTTCTATTTCTTTCCAGGAACTCATAAAATAAAGGCGCTATATCACTAGGCGCCAGTGGCTGCGTTAACTTTGCGTTGTTATATACCTCTTCTTCAAGGTATATCAACACACCTGCATCACTAATTCCTTGAAAACTCATAGCAAATGTATCAGGGCTTTCGCTTGAATATGCTGTATCTAATGCGCCTGTAAAATATACCAATTTCCACTGCTTTATTTTATGCTCTTTACAGTACTTTTCATCTAACCTATTTCTAAGCCACCTCTCTGATTTTACATGAACTTGTCTGTCAAAGTTAGGGAATACCAGCCCTGTCGCTCTACCCCTCAGACCCAGTATCTTGTTCTTATACAGCTTGGTCCCTTTAGGTACTGACCTTTTTTTCTTCTCTATCTCCTCGGGGGATAAACTAAGATTATCATTAAAAGTAAAAAACCAATATCGCCACTTAGGTGTCGGCTCTACTTTTTCTAGATCTTCCATAATCTCAAGTGGGACATCTGCCTTATATTTCTTATACGGCCTGGATCTATTTATGAATTCATCATACACAGGCAAACTCGGGTCATCAGGATTTAATGTCCCCATCATGTATTCATTTCTTGATGAAACCTCACGTAAAAACTCTATATCTGCGGTGTTAATCTCATCTATATACACACAACCGTACTGACCACCTAGGGCCATTTTCCACTTCTCTTTATTGTCATACCCTAGGATATAAATTATCTTACCCTCAAACTTAATGTGTGGGATTTTATCAGACTTGTCTCCATTGCCATAGTATTCAGCATTGGAATGGATATCTAAAATCCCATAATCTGGGTTTAGTATGTTCTTTTCAGCTACTCCGGTAGTTTTAGCTGCTATGATGTGAAGTTTCTTATTTGATCTAGACACCATACGCATAAATTTTACACCTGCGCCAACTGTAGTTTTACCAGAAGCGGTTGTTCCCTCTAAAATATCAACATCAACACCGGTAACAGTGTTGCAAAAATCTATATATTTAGGTGATAGCGGCATTGTATCTTTATTCATCTAGTCCCTCACCACCTAACTGGCTTATCACGTCATCAAATTTCTTATTTTCAGTGTTCACATCAATTCTGTTGACATCACACCACATTTTTGGCTTTCGATTCTTCAACCAAAAAATCATAGCTGTAACATTTCCTGATAAAGCTGACTTATATAGGGCGTTTTCTACTTGCTGGTCTGTAACTTCCTTACCAAGCATTATCGCATTATTTAATTTATCTGACTTTTTCCGCCATTCATAAAGTGTTTTTCTGTTTATGCCCAGCTTTTTCGCCACATCATCATCAGTTAAATGTTCATCCCTGTAGAGGTAGCAAACATATGCTAGCCATTCAGGTTGAACAATATCATCAAATTTCGGTTTTTTATTAGATGGCCTTTGCACTGAATCACCCTCTTTCGCAATTATTTTTTTTCTCTTGAAAAACGTCACGTTTTGTGGTATATTAATATATAATACTGTTAAAAGAAGAGGTGATTATTAAGTGAAATGCATTTCTTTAAGACCCGATTGGGCCGATCTTGTTGCTTCAGGTGACAAAAAAACTGAATTTAGATCGTGGTCAACCACACATAGAGGCGACCTCTTAATTCATGCAAATAAAAATTTGCCAAAAGCTGCAAAAGGCCTGCTAGTTAGTGGTTACTGTATAGCCGTTGTCAACCTTTTTGATGTTAAAAAAAATAAAACCGGTTATTCATGGAAATTGAACAACTTGCGCTACATCAAGCCTATCAAAATTAATGGCCAACAAAGATTATTTAATGTTGACGACCGCTTAATTCAATATCTAGACATAAAAGACTATGAGTCATTACTAGAATACTGGCATGACTTGGGTCTAATAAATCTAGATCTATTTAAAGAGTGCTAAGGCGCTCTTTTTTTTAATTCAATCTATCCAAATATTTACTGTCTACAAATTCTTCATATTCAGGAACACCCATTTTATTCATCAATTCTTTTTTCTCACCGGAAGACGAACAAACAACTATAAAATAATAGCTTGCAGAGTTTTGCTCTTTCTGTTCTTTCGTCATCTCCTGTCTATGTTCTCTGACTTTTTGGATCTCTTCTTTCGACTTTTCAACTTCTTCACTGTCACTTAGAAAATCTACTATATCAGGGTTATCGCCAAACATAATATCTATATCGGATTCGGAAAACCCAAAGTCGGATACATTAGCCCCCAGGTCAATCATGTTAGTTAGCCCTGCCACATCAAATTCACCCATCATTGACGTATTATTCATCTGTACGTTAAGGGCCATTTCATCCTCTTTACTAAGATAAACCACTGATACGTTAAGCTCATAGTCATTATCAGGGTATTTCTCTAGCTCATCCATAACACCAATTCTCTGGTGCCCAGAAATCAATGTCATGTCAGACCCATTGACCAGTAGCGGGGTCACTAACCCAAACTTCTTTAACCCCTTCTTTAACCTATTGCGGGTCTCTTTGTCTATCTGTCTAGGGTTGTAGTCAGCTAAGTTTATTTCACTTCGCTTAACTGCCCGCATTTCGTAACTTTCTGTTTTACTCATATAATCAACTCCTTTTTAATTGATGCCTCAATTAAAGGAAAATCTCTTTTGATTTTTTCAAAGTCATCAGGGAAACATTCCTTTATTTTGATCATATCCTCACCCATTAATGACCTAAAAGAAAAGCCTAAAGTTTTATTCTCTAGACTTAATGGCAATTTATTTATTTTTAAATAACTCATGATATTTGACTTATTCCATTGTGCAACTGGATATATACGCCCTCTCTTACTGTCTATGGTTCCACTATTTTTTATCATTGCTCGTCTTACGATACTATCTGATATTCTTTCACCTGCGCATATCCAGTAAATACCTGTTTCATTTCTCATGTAGTTATATAGATCTACTGTTTTAATTATCGGGACATCTAAATCTGGCATTCTAAAACTGCCGTATCGTAAGAAGTCTGATAACATAAAGTGTGGTACTCTAAGCATTTCAACGTCATACTTATTTTCGTAGTATCTTATTGTTTTTTCCTGAAACTCTAAGCCCTTCACTAGGTACATGAAATACGGCACCACATTTTTAAAATATTTCATACACAAATCTAAGGTGACAACAGAGTCCTTGCCGCCACTAAAGCCAACAAGGACACTATCTGTTATCTTTGAAGCAGTTTCAAGAGTGTAATATAAATTATTTTTCCCCATGCTTTACCTTCTTTTTATCGTGAAGAGGTCTATTTACTTTCCTGTGAGATTTCTTATTTTTAACTCTTGAATTCATGTTTTAGCCCCCTGCTCCGCCTGTTGATTTATTTCTAAAAATATTTCGCGCTGCGTTTCTTCTGTTAGCTACCTGTCCTCTACTTCTACGCGACCCAGGTATTCTATTTACTCTCTACGCAATTGAATCCTCTAGCCATTGATCTCACCCCCTTTCTTTTTAGGTGTGTATTTTGTTACTTTTTATCACAGAAAAAAGACACCCAATCGGATGCCTTTTTCAAAATATATAAGTCAAGGAGGTTCTCGTAACTTCCTATGTTAGTGGTGGAAATAAAAGGTTCTTGCCCTAGAGATTATATGAAACTACTTACTGGCTATCCTTTATACTTCCACACTATCATAATATCACATGTTACGGGGACATTCGGGGACATCTTTACATAAATTGCTTGAATTCTTCTAACGCCCATCCGTGTTTTCTCTTAACCTGCCTATAGCTGTAGTTTAATTCGCATGCTACCTCAACTAAATTCTTGCCCTTAAGATATTTCATATCTAAGATCTTGATATGGTCTGAATTAGTCATCTGGTCTAGCTTAGCTATTATATCTCGTTTTAGGTCAATCAGTTCATCAATTAGGTTGTCCATATCCTTTTCAAACTCACATATCCTATTAATTATGTTGGGTAGGCTATCTTCACATGGTGAGGTTTGGACTCTCTCAAACATTACCGCAGTACACGACTGGGCCCTTGCTCTCTCCTCTAATATCTGGTCCTTTTTTAAATTTATCTTGGTCTCTAATATCTGAATCTGTTCTAAATATTTCTTAGGTGTCATGATCACTCCCCCTTAACCCTCTTAATTCTTGCCTTTAGACTGTTTAGTACATAATTCTGCACATCTTCTTTACGTCTTAAGGCTTCCATAACATCTTCATCTCTCGTATCCTGCGTTACTAAGTGATGTATTATTACTTTTTCTGTCTGCCCCTGCCTGTGAAGTCTCTTATTAGCCTGTGTATATAACTCATAATTCCAGTTAAGGCCAAACCACACTACATGATTACCGCCTTGCTGTAGGTTGAGTCCATAAGCTGAACTAGCTGGGTGGGTAAGTAATATATCTATCTTGCCGTTATTCCAGTCTAGCTGGTCCTGTGGGCCCTCTAGCTTCTTAACCCTTAGCTTAGTCTTGGCTAATACATCCTGTAGCCTTACAAGGTCATGCTGATAGTTATAAAACACTAATGCACTCTTGCCATTTAGCTGTTCTATAAGCTCCATGAAGGCGTCTATCTTACAGTCGTGGATTTCGTGATAGTTGTGGTCCTCATCATAAATTGCCCCATTGGCTAGCTGTAATAATTTATTAGATAAAGCTGCTGCACTCGTGGCGTCTATATCTTCTGCATCAGGAACGGCCAATATCATATCACGCTCCATAGTTTTGTACTGCTTCTCTGCTTTAGGCGTTAATCTAACTGGGATAATATTATCAGTAACTGGTGGCAAGTCCAGGTAGTCCT